CACAATAATGACAGGCGGAAACGAAAACGCACGGCTCGGAAACTGTCTCGCCAATATGATGCGGGGCGAGATGGAGAAAATGATGGCGCATGGTGACCATAAAAATAAAAGCGAGATGATGGAGGAGATGTCGAAACACTGCGGGCACAGCAAGAGCCATATGCGTGCGATTGCCCGTGGTGACGTCGGCTGTCCGTCGATGGACTCGATTGAGGCGATGGCAGAGATTCTCGATGCTGACTTAGGAGTACTCGTTGCCGCCGCCGAGCGAGACGGCTGCAGTTATAGTATGCAAAGTGGACACGGAAACGGAGACGATGAGGAAAGCGAATCTATGTCGAAAACAACTGAGCAACTAAAAGCAGAATTATCTGATAAACGCGACCGAATTGCATCGCTCGAGCAACGAGTCTCTGAACTTGAACACGAACGGGATCAGGTTGCCCGCGAGTACGCGGAGTCGCTGGCGCAGAAGGACTCCGTCGTTGACACAGAGACGATGTTGCAGAAGTTCGAAGTCTCGGAACTCGCCGAGATGTATGAAGAACAGGAGTCGGTGTCTGTGACAGATACCGTCGACTCGGATACGGATGGCGATACCGATACGGATCCTAAACCGTCAGTCCGTGGTGGTGACGGTGCCGGTGGTGAATCCGAAAACCTCTCTGCTGGCGCACAGCAGCGGATTGAGGAACTTGAATCGCAACTCTCTGACCTCGAAGGGCGTGACTCCCGGCTCGTCAAAGCCCGACGAGAAGAGATTAAAGCAGAACTTGCAGATATTCGAGGTGAATAATCATGTCGCTGAATTTAGGACAGTCAATACATCCCGGTCAGACCGACGAAGAGACACGAATCGCAGGAGGCGCAATCTCTGAGGGCGACGCCGTGACGATAAATAGTTCTGATGAGATTGTACGGGCAACAGATGCCGACGTCGCATACGGTATCGCCGGAGACGATCATGTCACTGACGGCTATCAGACTGGTGATTCCGTTCCTGTCATCACACAGGGGCCGGTCGTCGCGAACGTCGCATCGGGTACTTCGCCGGCGGTTGAACTGACGGTGACCACAGCGACAACGCCAGCGACGCTTGGCACGGGCGATTCCGTCAAAGGCATCGTCTCGAAACACCCTGAAGGACAGGGTCAGCAGGATGAGATTCCAGACGGCGCTGCCCACGTCGATGTATAATCGACGTCCGGGGCTGAATACTGTAACCGCAACTGCAACCGACGAACTGTATCGGCATTTTAGCAATATTCAGAATCGCACTGCGGTCTTACGTGCGAGTATGAATACGAGTACGAATACGAATACGATCACGGTTTAATTTTCGCAGATCAATTCAATGGCAACTCAATTAACGCAAATTGTTAGCGAGGAGTCCGTCCGACGTGTCGCAGAGCAATTAAGTCAAGAAAATACGGTCTTTCGGGATGCATTCCGAAACGTCCCGATTCCAGAGCGAACAGGAGCGACGTTTAATATCCCTGTTCCAGAGGACAAACTCGGAGAACCGTTTAACCGAGAACCCGGAAGCGACTTCGATTACGGTCGCGAGGAGTATCGAGAAGTAACACTCGAGCGAGAAGAATACGCATCGGGATCCCGAATTACGGAACAGGAGATCTCCGACAACTCATTTGCACTGCTCGAGGATCATATCGACCGACACAGCCAGAAGATGGCTGAAAAACTCGATAAAGAAGCATTTGACGTCTTAGATGAAGCCGCGCGGACAGCCGCGCCGCTTGATGACGAGCCATTACCAGCAGGATCCGATAATGGCGACGATATGACATTTGAAGATGTCATTCAGGGTATGGAAGTGCTCGAAGCCCGCGAAGGCGGGTATGAAGGCGATATGTTGTTCGTGGGAACAGCAGCCAAAAACGGAGTCATCAGAGACTTGTCAGATAGAGGAACGGAATTAGGAGATGAGACGATTACCGGAAACGGAATCGTAACGAATTATGCGGGCGTCGATATTGCGTTCTCCAATAACAACCTCCTGACTGATAATGACGCGATTCTGGTGGATACAGAGTACTTCGGATATGAGGGAGAATGGAGTCCAATCCAGACTGACCAAGACGATGACTTCGATTCCAAGAGCGTCAAGTTGCAGATATTCTGGCGCGGAGACTGGGTCAGCACACAACCTGAGGCTGCCGTCAGAATCCGTGGCTGAGTGATAAATGTCTTACACTTCTGCGTCGGAGTTACGGTACATCGAGTCCCTCAATGACTTGCCGATCATGGGTCCGGATCTGTTTCCAGATGGTGAAAAACTCGCAGCCGCGGCAATCGCTGAAACCAAACTCGAAGCAGACGTTAACGACGGCGTTAGACTCGGCGACAGAGAAGTGACGCCGTTGCACCGCGAAGCCGCAGGCGCATACGCCTCGTATCGACTGTTTGTCGGTCCCGAACATCCCGAAGATATTAATTCCGGGCAACTGCAGGGCGGAGCGGGCAGTGATACAATGGAATTTGCCCGCGAGTTGAAAACACAGTATAAGAGTCACCTAAAGTCGATTGAGACATCTGAGGCAGACACGTCCGATGATTCGACTGACCTGATTATCTCGAACGGAACGACACGAAAGCGATCCTCCAAGTGACGTCCGGAATCCGAAATCCGGAATCGGGGATACACGATACGGATATATCAGCGGTCGCAGTCATAATCTCAATCACGATACGAACACGATACCGATGTTCTCAATTAGTAACGGCGATGAATTTGAGGAGTTTGCTGACGAGCTTGAAGCGTTACAAGACGATATCACAGACGCGATAGACGCTGGCGTCGAGGTAACAGCCGCGCAGGTCGAAGGATCCGCAAAAGAAAATGCACCAGTCGATACGGGGACACTCCGGGCGTCGATCCGATTCGAGCAGGTTTCAACCGGGCGTTACATCATCGGATCGAATGTCGAGTATGCAGATGATGTTGAATTTGGAACATCGCCACATGTTATTACTCCAGACGATGCCGAGGCATTACGGTTCCCGGGCGAGGACGGCGAGCCAGTGTTCGCGATGCGCGTCGAACATCCCGGGACGCCGGCGCAACCGTTCTTACGTCCGGCACTGAGAGAACACGAGTCTGACTTAGTTGATAACATCGAGTCGACGATTCAGACGGTTGTTTCACGTCGGTTTTAATTCATGTTCACGTTCACGTTCTTAATCCGAGTCGGATGTAGACGTCAGAGTCGATAGTAATGTAAACGTGGTATTATCTTGATACTGAAGTACTTCTCTTCACTTACACAGAAGTACCAAGTACTTCTGGAAGTACCAAGTACTTCTGTTCTCCGTAACAAGACATTTTGAGAGAAGTACTACTGCATTACTGTACTCAAGTACCTCTATGTACTTACTGAGAAGTACCAGGTACTTCTGCAAGTACCAGGTACTTCTCTTTCGTTAAAGAGAGGTACTTACAGAGAAAGAGAGAGATAATAAAGAGAAGCAGAGGACACAGAAGATATGAAGCCACAGGAGGCGTTAGATACGGTTCGACGTGGGATCCGGCAGTCACCGGCATTTTCACCGGCTGATATTATCACTCGGGATCCTGATTTTCAGGGCGTGGACAACCGTTTATCCACGCCGTTCGTAACGATTATTCCAATCAGTACGACACGGGAGTCCACGCATAATACTGATCGTGTTGGGTTTGTGACTGACAATCAGGGCAACCGAACAGGCGAGATATACGATCTCGTATTTGTCATCGATATTCAAGTCGATATTTATCTCGCTGCAGGTGACGAGCGAAATGTCACGGAGCTTGGCGGTCGACTTCGGCGGGCGTTACTGGAGTATGATTCATCGGCTATCGATAGCCGGTTTCCGTCTCCTGATGACGATCCGACACTGTCGGATGACGTCCGCGACTTCGATGCGGGGACCGGGCAGCAGGCCGATGATCTCAGTGGACCGGGAATACGGCGATGGAGACATAGCGTGCAGATGCGGTATGTATCAACCGTGGCTGTAACTGACGGCATTGAGGCATTCGAGACAATCCAGACGCCATCGGATCCTGATCTCGAACCAGTAGACTCGGGGGACGGCGATAGCGATGGCGGTAGCGACGTCGAGTTTGAATATATAATCACAGCGTAAGGGCAGTATATGAGTATAAATACAATATGACAGAATTCGGTAATTCACGAATTTCAGTAACCACGCAGGGCGGTGGTATCGGTGCGCTGAACCTCAGCGTCACCGAAAAACTTGTCGTGTTTGGTCGAGGCGATACAGATAACGGAACAGTGACGGCGAATACACCGACGCGAGTGACGAGTGCGAGTCAGATAGAGCCAACGTTCGGCACCGGATCTCGGATTGCGGATGCGATTCGGGATGCAGCCGGAAACGGGCAGGCATTCAGTGTTACATTTGGTGTCGTTCCAGAACAGGTGCCGGTTACTGCCGAGTCAGTCACAGGCGGTTCATCGACGTTATCAAACATCCCGATTGAGGATGCATCCCTGATTGACGTCCAGAATACGACAGCCGGGCAGTCTGAGTCGGTCGTATTTAGATATGAGGAACCGATAGACACGTCAGTATTAGCATCTGGCGAGGTTGCGATTAACCCGGACACAGGCTCGTTTGAGGCAGGCGACAGTGATGATTATGAAGTGGACTATGAATACTTGGAGTGGCAGGATGCATTTGACGCCGCGACCGAGGTCGTCGATCCACAGGAGGCTGGTCAATGGCTCGTCTTATCTGATAGCGAAAGTATCATCTCAGATGCCGTGACGTCCGTAACGCCACTCCGGCAGAATCAGTTTAAGATGGTTCGCGTTGCAGGCGGCGCAGAGCCGAATGCGACGTCTGATACGGGCGAGGCGAATATTGACCCGGGTTCCTACACTGATAATATC